GTAAACCTTAATTCTTGACTGTTGCTTTCATTCCAACTGCTGTCATAGTTATCATAATCATACTGTCTTCCAGATACAGATACATCTACCTCACCACATCTAGTATTACCGTCATTGAGATATTCGTTTCTTGACTCTGCTGCAAACGTACTTAGGACAAACAAGAAAAGAAAACTAATAATTAATTTCACGATTAAGGTCCTTGATATCATATTCCATCTGCCTCACCTTATCTGCCAAGACCTCGTACAAGTTCTCAGCCATTTCCCATGTTCCTTCAGCTCTTTCTAATTTTGCAATAACAGTATTAACACCATCTGTTAATACTTTCATGTCCCTACGAATGTTTTCTACTTCCATAGTTTTTAATTCTTGTATCTCTGCTTGATTGGCGTTGATAGTATCCGTTAAATTAACGATGTATTTTACACCAGTGAATGTTCCAACTAGCACAGATGCCACCACGGGAACCATTACAATATTTTTCTTTAACAAATCTACTATGTTCATTTTTGCCAACTAAAAAGCCAATCAGTGTACCACTTCCATGCCTTTTTAATTTTTTCCTTAATCTTTTTTATCATGTTTCTTCTCCTCAATTTCGTAAAAGAAATTGTCAGTGTCTTCTGTTCGCCACTGCTGTGTATCTTCTACGTTCCAGTAGTTAGTTTGTACTTTCCAGTCTGGGACTTGGTCCTTAACTGTGAAAGATGGAATATCCCAAATTAATCTATTATTTGGTTGAGCTGCATAGTTGCCATCGTTTAA